CTCGAAGCCCCCGCCCCGCGCCCCCGCCACAAGCTCAAACCCTACCGGGCCGCAGCCAAGGCCGAGCGAAAGTCCATCGCCGCCAACGCCGAGTTTGCGTATCAAAAATCCCTGCGGGATAACCCGGAGCTGGCGCAGGCGGCCAAGAATCCCGTTTCCCGTTTCTGGCAGAAACAGCACATCAAGCGGGAATATGCCAAGGCAGCAAGGGCGGCGGGCCAGACCGCACAGGGGGCGGCAGGCACCGCCAAGCACACGGCTGGCGGCGCCACCGAAACAGCGGTGCAGGCT